GATGGTGTTTATATAGATGCAGACGGATTAAGTGAAGTAGATTTAGGAACAGGCCAAGCTTATAATCCAGAGGATGCTTTACGTTTGTATTTTCAAACAGGGAGTGTAGTTGGAAGGAGTTATACTCAAGATGGAGAATTCAACCAAGGGCGTGTCCCTATACAGCCAATTGTAGGAAATGGTGGAGAAAGAAAAATGGCTGCTTTAATTCAAAACTACAACCATTATTTAAATATGATTAGAGCAGTAACTGGACTAAATGAAGCTAGAGACGCTACAGTTCCAGATTCTAATTCTTTGGTTGGATTACAAAAATTAGCAGCTCTTAATTCAAATACTGCTACAAGACATATTTTTGATGCTGGTCTTTATATGACAAGAACATTAGCTGAAGATATTTCTTTAAGAATATCCGATGTATTAGAATATGCAGAATTTAAAGAAGAATTTATAAATCAAATTGGCAGATATAATGTAGACAAGCTTAATGAAATTAGAGACTTGTATATATTTGATTTTGGAATATTTTTAGAGGTTGCTCCAGATGAAGAGCAAAAAGCTCAATTAGAATCTAATATTCAAATGGCTTTATCTAAAAATGACATTAATTTAGAAGATGCTATTGATATAAGAGAAGTTAAGAATTTAAAAATGGCTAATCAGCTTTTAAAACTTAAAAGAAAGAAAAAGGCTGAAGCTGATCAAGCTGCTGCTATGCAACAACAACAAATGCAAGCACAAACACAACTTCAATCTCAAGAAATGGCATCACAAGCTGCTCAACAAAAACTCCAGATGGAAGGTCAAATAAAAATGCAAACTGCTCAGGCAGAAGCCGCTTTTGAAATTGAAAAACTTAAAAATGAAGCTGATCTAAAAAAACAATTAATGGATCACGAATTTAACTTGCAAATGCAATTAAAAGGCATTGATGAAAAAGCGATTGACGAAAGAGAAAATCAAAGAGAAAAGGCAAAATCGGATAGAATAAGTCAGCAAAATACTCAACAATCTAAACTTATTCAACAGCGAAAAGAAAATTTAGCTCCTGTAGACTTTGAATCTAATGAAGACACGTTAGATGGTTTTGATTTTGCAGAGTTTGAACCTAGATAAAATAAAATTATGGCAAAGAAGAAAATTTACGACATAGGCATTGACGGCAAAAGCACTCCTGTTTTAGGAAAAGAAAAAGTAAAATACTATAAGTCTAAAGACGGATCTAAAAAAGTAAAGAAAAAAACATTTAAAGCTAAAGGTCCTAAGGGGTATGCTGTTAAAAAAGTAAAGGAAAAAACAAAATACCACAAAAGTGGTTTAGTGAAAAGTTCAAACAAGGATTTAAGTTTTAGAGAAAGTCTTCCTTTAGCAGAATCTCCTCGCCCTCATATATAAAATATAATTATTAACTTTGTAAAAAATCAAATCAAATGGAAATTAAAGTAAAAGCTGTGGAAGATGTTCCACAAAAGTCTGTTCAACAAGTTGAAGAAGAATTACTTCAAAAACACGAAGAAGAACATTCAGAACAAAAAGAAGAAACTTCTGAAGTTTCAAAAGAAAATATTGAGTCTAACATTGAGTTAGATGAAAACAGAGTTCTTTCATTTATTAAAGATAGATATGGATCGGAAGTTAATTCTATTAATGAATTAATGGAAAAGAGAAATACTACTGAAGAACTTCCTGATGATGTAAGGTCTTATATGAATTACAAAAAAGAAACTGGAAGAGGTTTTGAAGATTATGTTAATTTAAATAAAGATTATACTAAGGAAGACCCTGATAAAATATTATTAGATTATTATTCTGAAATAGAGGAAGGGTTAGATTCAGATGAAATTTCTTATCTACTTGATTCTAAATACGCTATTGATGACAACATCCATAGTGAAGATGAAATTAAAAAAAGATCAATATCAAAGAAAAAAGAGCTTGCTAAAGCTATTAATTATTTTAATGATCAAAAACTAAAATATAATACTCCTATTGAGTCAATGGGAGATAAATTAGAAAAAGATAATAAAATAGATAATACTTTTGCAAACAAAAACAAGGAGTCGGAAAACAATCAGCAAAAATTAAATGAACGAGCTGAGAGATTCCAACAAAAAACAAAAGAATTGTTTAACGAAGAGTTTAAAGGTTTTAAGTTCAACATCGACAACAAAGATCTTGTTTATTCTCCTGGTGATGCTTCTGAATTGAAGAAGTCTCAAAGTAATTTACTAAATGTTTTTGGAAAATATTTAGGAGATAACGGAGAGGTTTCTGATATAAAGGGGTTTCACAGAGCTATGGCTGCGGCAATGAATCCTGACAAGTTTGCTAATTATTTTTATGAGCAAGGTGTTTCTTCTGCTTTAAATTCACAAGCTAAAAAAACAAAAAATGTGGATTTAGAAATGAGAACAACCCCTCAATCAACTAGTAAATCAGGACTCAGAATTAAAGCTGTAACTACATCCTCAAGAAGAGGATTGACTATAAAGTCACCAAGAAACAAAAGTTAAACATTAAAAAACAAAAAAAATGAGTTTAAATTTACCTGGCTTTGATTTGCAGCCGAGTGCTACTAGAGTACCAAGTGCTACAAATTATTTAGCTAACTTTAACTTCTTGAACCAATACCTTCCAGACACTTACGAAAAAGAGTTTGAAAGATATGGGAATAGAACAATCTCTGGTTTCCTAAGAATGACGGGAGCTGAGATGCCTTCTAACTCTGACCTTATTAAATGGGCAGAACAAGGAAGACTACACATTAAATATACAGACGTTAACACTCCAGCTGCTAATACTGATACTACAGCAACATTTACAGTGAGTGATGCTTTAATTCCAACTAACCAAGTAATGGGATTTGGAACACAAGCTTCTAACATTGCTATTAGAGTTGGTAATACTGTTATGATATCAGGAAACACAGGATACTCTGGCGTTTCTAACAAAGGTATTGTAACTGCTGTTGGCACCAACCCTGGAGCTACTACTTTTACTGTTGCATTTTACGATGCTGGTGGTTATAGTGGTGTAGGTACAGGTGTAGATGCTAATGAAAAAGTGTCTGTATGGATTTACGGATCTGAGTTCAAAAAAGGAACTTCTGGAATGGCTGGTTCTTTAGAGCCTTTCGATACTATCTTAGAAAATAATCCAATTATTTTAAAAGATAACTACGAAGTTAATGGATCAGATATGGCGCAAATCGGATGGATCGAAGTAACAACTGAAGATGGTGCTGATGGATACCTTTGGTATTTAAAAGCAGAGCACGAAACAAGATTACGTTTTGACGATTATCTTGAGTCTGCTATGATTGAAGCAATACCTGCTGCTGGCGGTGGTGCTACTGCTGGATTTAAAGGTTCAGAAGGTCTTTTCTCTGCTATTGAGACTAGAGGAAATATTTGGACTGGATCTATTGCTGCTTTAGCTGATTTTGACGATATCGTTGAAAGACTAGATAAGCAAGGTGCTATTGAAGAGAATGTATTGTTCTTAAACAGAACTACTTCTTTTGCAATTGACGATATGTTAGCTGCTCAGAACTCTTATGGTGCTGGTGGTACTTCTTACGGATTGTTTGACAATGACGAAGAAATGGCACTTAACCTTGGATTCACTGGATTCAGAAGAGGATATGACTTCTATAAGTCTGATTGGAAATACCTAAACGATCCTACTATGAGAGGTGGTTTAGTTGGTGGAGCAATTGATGGTGTTTTAGTACCAGCTGGTTCTACTAATGTTTACGATCAAGTTTTAGGAAGAAATGCTAGAAGACCATTCTTACACGTTAGATACAGAGCTTCAGAAACTGAAGACAGACGATATAAGTCTTGGATCACTGGTTCTGCTGGTGGTGCTGCAACTAGCGATAAAGATGTTATGACAGTTAACTTCTTATCAGAAAGAGCACTTTGTACTATGGGTGCAAATAACTTCTTGTTATTTAAGTAATAGTATGCTTTAAGAGGGGTGAATTAAGTAGCCCCTCTTTTTTTTTAATAATTAAATCAAATCAAATGAAAACAAAAGAATCAAAGGATAAAACCTATAGGCTTAGAAATGATATAAAGCCATTGAGTTACACTCTTAACTCAAGACACTCACGAAGAAAACCATTATTATATTTTGACGGGAAAACAAGTAGACCACTTAGGTATGCTTCTAATCAAAAAACACCATTTCAAGACGAGCAAGGTGACAACGCTATAGTTGAGCCAGTGGTTTTTGAAGATGGAATGTTGTTTGTTCCAAAAGAAAACCCTGTGTTGCAGGAGTTTTTATATTATCATCCAATGAATGGGCAGGTTTTTGAAGAACTAGATAAAGAAAAAGACGCTCAAGAAGACGTTAAATATTTAGAGATGGAAAGCCACGCTATTGCTCAGGCAGCTGGTTTGAGTTTTGAGAAAATGGAAACTATTGCTAGGGTTCATTTAGGATTAGACACTAGAATTACAGCAAGCTCAGAAATTAAAAGAGATGTTTTGCTTTTTGCTAGAAATCATCCTGAAGACTTTTTAGATACTTTAGAAGATCCTAACTTAGAGCTTTTAGATAATGTAGATAAAATATTTAAGCAAGGACTTTTAAAAATGAGAAACAACGGCAAGGATGTTTATTATAATTTAAAGTCTAAAAAAACAAAAATGTTAAGTGTTCCTTTTGGTGAAACAGAAACTGAAATGGTAGCTAACTTTTTCCAGAAAGATAAAGGTGTAGAAATATACCAAGCTCTGGTAAAAATGTTAAAATAATATCTTATATTTGTAGTGATTACAATTGTTTGTTTATAATCACTCATACACTTATCCAAAACCAAAAGCCTCGCTTCCTATGTGGGGCTTTTTGTTTATATTTGTATTTTATTAACCAACTTAATTTTTTTAACTATGACAAAGTTTTTAAGTATACCTGTAACGAATGAACAGAATCAACTCGTTTCAGCAAATGACATCAAAATAATAGAGCAAGGCTCTACAACTACTGTAGTAATTACTTACGGTGGAGGAAAAGTAACAACTATTACTCACGGAGCTTCTGCATCTGGAAGTGAAGAAATGAGAGATGCTATTCAAAATGCTGTAGTAACTGTATTACAACAGCCTTGGAGAAACGTAACTCATCAAGTAGAAAACTTGCCTCAAGCAGTAAGCGGAATAGCTATATCTTAATTTATATACTATGGAAAAGTTTTTAAATATTCCTGTATATGATTTAGTTGTATCAGGAACATCAGTTACCCCAGTAGGGTCAGCTGATTTAACGGATACTGGAAATGTTTTTGCTAATGTTTCGGTTGGTGATATTGTACACCAATCTACAGATAATGAGTATTTCACAGTAGCTACTAAAATTGACGATAATAATTTAACTTTAACAGCACTAGATGGAGGAACCGCTCCTATAGTTTCTGGAAAATCTTTTTTTATTCACTCTGCAACTGCTTTTAATTCTCAATTAGTTTCTTGCAATGGCATAGGTTTAATTGAACAAGCCACTACTAGTACTGTAAGAATTGCTTATGATGCACCAGCTGCTTCTGATAATATTACTTTAGTTCACACTCCTGTAGCTGCAGGAAGTGAAGCTGTAAGAGATTTACTAGAAGATGCATTGGTTTCAGCATTAGCTACTCACTGGAAAGAAGTTTCTGTTGATACTAATGTTTTACCTTTTAAAGTAATTGGTATTTCGATATCATAATTTTTACTATATTTTATCTACAAGGGCACTCTATGAGTGCTCTTTTTTTTTGCTTATCTTTGTAAAAAAGATTTCTAGATGATAAATGAAGTAAGAAATACGGTATTAACCCTATTGAATAAAAATAATTTTGGATATCTTTCTCCTTCGGATTTTAATCTTTTAGCCGAACAGGCACAATTAGATTTATTTGAAACTTATTTTTACGATTATAATCGTCAGATAAATCAACAAAACAATAGATTAGGTAGGTTGTCAGGGAGTGGATATGCAGATTTAAAAAAACAATTAGCCGAAGTTATAGATACTTTTACAACCAAAGCTACTTTAACTCAAGCAGCAAATGTTTACCCACTACCTACAGATTGGTATACGCTTTTAGATTTATTAAATGGAACAACAATTATTGAAAGAGTAAATGAAACTAAAATAAATTTACTAAACAATTCTAATTTAACGGCTCCATCAAGTGAATTTCCAGCTTATGTTGTTACTCCATTAGCAACTACCCCTCCAACAGCGGTTTCTAATTCATTAACAGTTTATCCTACTAGCATTACAGGAAATTTAACTTTACAATATATAAGATATCCTCTAGCTCCAAAATGGACCTTTACAACTTTGTCTGGAGGAGAACCTTTATTTAATGCAAGTGCTGCTGATTATCAAGACTTTGAACTTCCTTTATCTGATCAATCGGAATTAATATATAGAATATTAAAAGGAGCGGGATTATCTATAAGAGAAAAAGAAGTAATTGATGTTGCAACTTCAAGCGAAGTTATAAACCTTCAAAACGAAC